CGCAGGAGCCGTCTCGGCCGTGGGAAACTTGCCCCCGCCCGCGATCAAGCCTGCAAGGTTGACAGCACGCTCCTCGAAATTCTGTGGGCCGCCCATGCCGCCAAGTCCACCGGGGAGGTTGCCTTTTAGGCCCTCGGTAAATGTCTCGCCGGGCAACGATGCTGCGTCTTTAATACCGCCCCAGGCTTCCTTGAGCGCCGTGCCGATCGCGCCCGGAATCTCGCTCCAAGAAGCTTGCTGCTGCCCCGGCTTCGCGGTCTGCCACGGCAACGCGCGCTCCTGCGCGGCAGGTTGCTGATACTTTTCCCACGGCTTTGGGCCAGCATCGACCGGCGCAGCATATTTCTCCCACGGCTTGCTGGGCGCCTCCTGCTGGTACTTTTCCCACGGAGCTTGATCAGACATTACTCGTCTGCCTCGTCGAGCCAGTTATCCGGGTCGTCCTCGCCGAGCGGCCCCAACGCCTCGGGATCGTCATCATCCCGGCACGGATAGCTTTCCCACTCCTCGACTGGCATCATTGCACAGCCTCCCAGTTTTTCGGATCGCCAGGGTCACCACCCTTGAAGCGATGCCCATCCTCGACGGTGCCCGGCTTTGGAGCTCCGCCAGGAGCACTTTTACCGGCCATCATGCTGTTCATTTCCTCGATTTTACTGTTGTAGAACTGGTCTTCTTCGGCCACCAGTTTCTTACGGTCAGCGTCATTGTTCATGTACGACGATCCGATTATCTCGGTCGCGCGCTTGTGCTGCGCGTCAAGCAGCAAGCGCCACTGGGCTAAAAGGTTACGATCTTTGTTCGTCGCTATTTGATTTTCCAGTCGTTGCCGCTGCGCATCGAGTATTTGATGCTTCTGATCGTCACGCAGCGCCGACTGCCGGTCGAGCCGTTCCTGATTGACATCGAAGCGTCCCTGTCGTCCCGCCTCAGCCTGATCCGCGCGATCTTTGCGCCCCGCTTCGGCACGCCCTGCAATCCCTTCCCGGCTAGTGATCCCGGCTTGCGTGCGCTCGCCCGCGGCCGCTTCCCGCTGGCGCTCGATGTCGGCGCGCGTGGACGCGCTCAACTGAGCCAGCGCTCGCTTGGTCGCGTCAGACTGGTCCGCCTCGCGGCCGCGCTCGCCTGCGGCCCGTGCGCTGCGCGTCTCTCGGCCCGCCTCCAGGTACTCTTGCAAGGCGAACTGGGACTGCTTATTGAGCCGGGCTATGTCGGCGCGGGACTCGGCTGAGAGGTTGGCGCGGTAATCCTTGCCCTCCTCACCTTCCTTGGCGATCTTCTCCCGACTAGTGATCGTCGCGCCCGTGCGCGCCGTCTTACCCTCTTCAGCCTTCTCGGCAATATTTTCACGACTGGCGATCGTCGCACCAGCACGTGTGTTGCGACCTTTCTCCAATTCAGCCGTGCGCTTGTCCAGCTCGGCTTCGCGTCGATCAAGTTCGTCCGAGCGTTCTTTCAGGGCTTTATCCTGCCGCTCGGATGCGCCCTCCTGCTGCAGATTGGTTCGTCCAGTCGCACCTTCCTGCTGGGCGGCCACTCGCTGCCCAGCCCCTTCTTGTTGAGCCGCTACGCGTTGACCTGCGCCTTCCTGCTGCTGCCTGACCACATCCTCGCGCGTCGCTGCTTGCGTGTCGGCGATCTGGCCGCGCATCTGTAGCGCCGCCATGCGCCATTCCTGCTGTGCCTGCTGGTTCATGAGCGGCAGGAAGCGATCGACCGCGGCGGCGATCACGCGCGGGTCTCGCACCTGCGGATTGGCCCGCACCACCCCTTGCACGATGGTACGCCAATCGAGCGAGCCCTGCCCTTGGGGTTGCCCTCCCGCGGGAGGGCCAGCAGGAGGCATGCCGGGCGCCCCCTGTTGCGGCATAGGACGCGCTCCCGGCACAGCAGAAGGCTGTGGCATTCCCGGCGCCGGCCCTCCAGGGCCTTGACCAGCGCCAGGACCGGGAGGCGGCATCATCGGTCGCTGGGGCTGTGCCCCGCCGCCCTGAAGTCGAGACAAGAGACTTTGCAGGAGACCGCCCGCCTGCTGTTGCGGCGGCATCTGGCCGGGAGTCTGTTGCTGGCCGAACATGCCCATGTAGGCTCTGCCAGCCGCCGCCTGTGCCTGCGCATCGACATTGCCTTGCGCAAGCTGCTGGTCGCGCCCGACTGTCTGCTGGTAAGCCTGGATCGGATTGCCAGCGATGAACCCTGCTAATCCAGGCATCACAACCCCAAAAAGCCCAAGCCCATGCTGGCGAGACTGCCGGGCGCGTTGCTCGGATCAAAGCCCAGGATGCTACCGATCCCCTGCGCAAACTGTCCTTGCTGATTCCAGGCTTGGTTCTGCTGCGCAAGCTGGTTCGAAAAATTCTGGTTCTGGACTTGGTTCGCCTGATTGCCGATCCCGAGGTACGACAGGTAATCCTGTATTGGCTGTTGCTGAAGCCCCTGCCCCTGTCCACTGAGGCCAAGGAGCGACGACAGCGCCTGATTTTGTCCTTGCCCGATGTCGCTGTACGTCGCGTAAGGCAGCATGCTGGACTGCGCCAGCGTCGTGGGGGCCTGATTCATGAGGCCGACGCCGGTCTGATCGAGCTGCCCCGCAGCGCCCGCGGCCTGCGCCTGTCGGCCAAGCTGCTGGTTCTGCCAGTCGATGTTGAAATTGTTCGTCGCCTGGTTCGTCAACCCAGCCCCGTAAGGACTCGTGGCGACGCCCGCCATGGCATTGTTGACGTTCGACTGATCCTGCACCTGCTGCAGCGTGCGCTGGTAAAGCTGCTGCTGAGGATCGAAGCCGGTCTGCATGATCTGATTGGCATAGGGCACCAGCGACGCGCCCGCCCCAAAGCCGCCATACGCGGCTGCCTGCCCGAGCCCTGCGGCCCCTTGCGCGCCCTGGAGCCCTTGGCCGGCATAAGGATTATTGTAGAGGCTTTGCGCCGTCTGTTGGGCTTGTGGAAGGATGCTGGAACCGATATTGCCAAATTGGTTCAAGCCACCGATGCCGCCGTAAGCATTGTTCGCCGCGCCCGTCATATTGGGCAACTGGAACTGCTGGGGGCTTTGCAAGCCGCTCGTATTATCCACTACAGCACCTTCGCATAGTGCGTCTCATGCACATGGTAGCCCAGACGCTCGAACACACGGCCCATGCGGCCATCCTTGTAGCCCGTGTCCGCCGCGATAAACACGCGCACGCAGCCCCATTCCTTGAGGAAGTCGAGATTGCGGCGGAACAGCTTGACCGGAAACCAGCCGGCCCGATAGACCGGATCGAGCCAATACGCGATCGTCGAGCCGTGCAAGGCCCCGTAGAACAGTGGCCGGTTCACCACATTGAGCATGAAGCCCACCAGCGTTCCCTCGTCGCGCACCGTGACGACGCGCAAGACGCCCGCCGCCGTCATGCGCAAGAGCTGATCCCAGTCGGGATCAAGCTCTATGCCGTCCTTCCCCTGCTCGGCATGGAAGCGGACGAACAAGGGGACAAGCTCATTGCGGGCCTCGTAGAACGACTCAACCGCAATCTCAGGCTTCGCGGGGGCCGAGGGTACGAGGCGTAGGCGCGGTCGAGGATCGCGTGGTATCGGCGTTGACCGATCCGCCTTTGGTGAATTTCCCACTGGGCGGCTCCGCGGCACGATCCTTCAATCCGCCGTGCAAGGTCGTCTTGCCGACGCCGTTGCTTTCCTTTGCCATACCGATCTCCGTCAGAAGTCGCTGGTGAAGTCCATGACGCCGGAGCCGGCCGCGCTCACGCTGAAACAGCCGTCCTTGGCAGTCATGCCGGTGGTGGTGAAATTGATTGAGGCGCCGGTGGTCGTGTTCGCCCCGAGCGTAGCCGAGAACGGGGTGGAAAGCGCGGTCGCGGTCTGCGATGCGGATACCAGCTTGAAGGTCGATGCCGTCAGCGCATTGGTGTACGTCGGCGCCGCGCGCATCTGCGTCGGGAACGGAATCTGGATGGTACAAGTAGTCGTGGTACCCTGCGCCGAGCCGCCGCCAAAGAACACCGCGCCGGCCGTGACCGTGCCTTCCGAGTACCGGATGAAGTAGCGCTGCGCCTCCGCAAGCTCGTTGCCCGGAGGACGGAACTCGAATTGCGAGACGACCGATCCCTGCTCAAGCTGCATGCCGGTGAAGCCGATCCCGTCCGTGGCACTGGCTCCGGTCGCGGTCGGAGTCCAGCAGATCGCCACCGCAATCTCGGTCGCAGTCGTCGGAATCGGCGCGGTCGTCGAATAGCGCTGCCACGCCGGGGTGACCGGCATGATGAAGTTGGTATTGACCGCGGTGGCGACGCCCGTGAAGGCCGGCGTGATGGCAGGCGATGCGGTCCAGGTACCCAGGCCCTCGTCCGTGCCGGTGCCCGTGATGACCACGAGATTGAACGACTGCGTGGACGCTCCTTGATCCGCCGCCAAGCCCGCAAGCGCCTCGACATAAGCCGAGAACATCACCTGCTGGCCTTGAAGCTGGATCGCCCGGTAGGTCGGGATTTCCTGGTAGGTGCAGATCGGCTGCGTGAGTGCGCCGGAAGTCCGCACCAGCTTCATCGCGTTCTGGAACCCGATCGGCGGCGTCGGAGCGCCGGTGGTCAGGATGCCCTGGCCGACTGCCACATTGACCTGACAGCCCCAGCGATCGGCGCTGTAGGCGGCCGACGTGATGGCGGCGCCATTGAGCGCGCAGGTGCGTCCGCCCGTGCCGCGCTGGTCCACCTGCATGGCGCCGTTGTCGAGATAGTTGCGCGGCGCCGACTGCGCGGGGACGGCAAAGAGCTGCTGATTGAGCTGGACGATAAGCTGGTTCAGGCACGAGAGGGTCTGCGAGGACTCCTCGCAATTGGGGCCGACGAACAGCGGAATCTGCGCGGCATGTGCCGGCAGCAATCCCATGAGGAGCCCGAGCCCCCCGAGCGCACCAAGAAACTTCCTCATGTCAGCCCTCCTATGGCTACGAGAGTTGTACGCTAAGTCTGGATACACTTCAAGACGATAGCGGCATTGGAAAGGGTGGGCAGAGGATTGTTCGCCCCGGTCGAAAGACCCGTCGTCGCGCTGGTTGTCGTAATGGTGGCGGCACTTCCACCCGTCGTGAGAGCCGTCGTCGCGCCAGTGGCCGTAATATTGCCGGCTGTCGTGATACTGGACGAATTGACCATAAAAATGCCCGTGTGCACGTGTCCAGGGTCGGGAGGCATATTCGACGTGGCGATGACTTTGTTCTGCTGTCCGCCCGTATTGCCGACAGTCGTGCCGTCGAAATTACCGCCTGCCGCCGTGATCCGTCCCGACCCTCCCGAATCACGTCCAAACTCGGCACGCCCGCGCAAGTCAGGCAATGCAAACTGGCCGCCTCCGGGGTTGCCCCATATGGTTCCCAGGGCGCTCGAAAGAGATGGATACGTCGTCGTCAAATTCGTTGTGCTGCCGTTGGCTTCAAGGCTCCCCAGCGGACACGCTCCACCAGCATAATCGAACACTTCGCCGATCCGCACGGGACCGTAATTTATCAACTGGTACTCGGCCCCATCCCAAACGACCTCGACAGTGTTGTTCGTGACGATTTCTCCTCCCGCCAGCGCCACTGAGCCCAGTGTCGTATGGCGAAGAATTGCCTGGGCTCCCGTACCTCCGACCGCCAAGGTCGCGGCGCTTGTATTGCTGCCTCCCGGCTGAAAAACAACATGGTAGCCGGTCGTCAGCGAAAAATTTCCGGGCGTCGTGGTCGCGACCACTTGAGCGTTCGTGCCGGTAGAAGTCGAGCCGATATAGACCGTGCTGCCGCCTTGAAGCGGAGACACGGGAGTCGTCAGACCGATCAACGCGGTAATATCGCTGTTGGCCCCGCTCGCTGCCGCACCGTTCGAGAGACACAAGAGAATGGCGTTATAGTTTGCCATCACTTGCGAAGCATCGGCCGTAGTGCCGTTTGTCAGATTGAACGGGACCGAACACGCTACCGACGCCTTAGATCTTCCCAATAGCGTAACGCCAAAAATAGCTGCCAGCGCCAAGGCGATGCAGGGATAAATCCAATCGTGTCGTTGCTTCATGCCACGGCCTGCAAGTTCGAGAGATACCGGAGAATCTGATAGCGTAGATGCAAAGTGCCAAGCTTGACGCCTGCGGCGCTCTGGCCGGTTGCTTGTATTTGCATCCGGGTAAATACAATAGGCGCTTTCCATTGAAGTTGCTGCGGCGCCAACGCAACAGGAACTCCGCTCCACGCCGCGGCGCCCCAAGTAAAGCTTCCCCATATTGTCGGTGACGCTGCAGGAGGTATGAGATTCACGGTCCCAAGCACCTGCCCATTCTGATCGAGCGCACTTACCCCCACCGGAGGAATTGTCGAAGGTGTTGCAATGTCAAGCACGCCCTCGGTCATCGAATTCTCGGTCATCTTGTCGGTATCAGGCAGCATCGAGGTTGCGTAAGACCAAGTGAGCTGCACGGCATTCTCGACATAAGTCGAAGTGCCCGACTGCACCGCGTCGCTCTGCCACAACGAAGCTGTTACACTGATCGGCGCTTCGATGAACGTATTCTTGTAAGGCGCTATGAGTGAGGCCGGGAACGTGTGCGGCCCTGTCCAGATGCCGCGAGCAAAGTCGTACCAATACTCCTGGTTGGGCGAACCAGGGGCATTGCCATTCTGAACCGAGATGCGCAGGATATTGCCAGCGCAAGCCGCCGCCATGCGTGACGGCACCACGGAATAGATAAATGGAACCGACACGCCCATGCCGTCGATCCCTAGCGGATCGTCGATCTTAGCGTTGAAGTCGATCACGCGTACGCCATCAGGCGCCACAAACGCAAGACCTATGGGAGTCGAAACCACGGTGTTGGGCGCAAGCGTGCCGGTCGTGATGTTGAGAGCGTTGACCGAGAGATTACTGGTCGTCGGATCGCCCGTGATCTGATAGATGTTCTGCGTGTCCTTGAACACCATGAGCGACTGGATGATGCCGCCGAGCTGGTTGAACAGCGCGAGGCCGCCCAATGCGGTCAGCGCCACGTTGTCGCCGAACGTAAGAATCTGATTGGCGTTCGTCACGTTGATGGCGTTGAGCGCGTCCGAGAAGATGGCAGCGGGCTGAGA